GGTGAATGGGTGAACATATGTTCTTCGTCTAAATAAAATTAAAGGGCTGTACCCTAAAAGAGTACAACCCTAAATACAAATTAGTAAACCTAAAGCTGACTTTAACTAATTCTAATTGCAGTTATATAAACAGAACAAGCGCCAGAGCCATACACATAAGGTTTTACGATTGTTTGCTGACTAACTGGTAATACAAATGTACATTCTGTTGCGTTGATTGGATTACCACTACCGTCAGCAGGTATTTGAGTAAATTGTCCATTAGAAGTACCATAACCGAAAAGAGAAAAAGCATTACCTGTACCACCTTGAAAGAGCAAAGATAAAATATAATTACCTTTAGGTAATGTAACACCATTGTCACCTGCGTACCATGATGCAGTTGATTCATCAAAACTAGAAATATCACTGTACACATTACCAATTTTATTTAAATCAGACTTTACCTCGTTAATAGCAGTTACGCAATCAGTCTTAGTAGTTGTCTCAAGTGCGGTCAAATCACCAATCTTATCAACCTCACCCTGTAACTCAGTAGTAACATTTGTAGCCTCACAGTTAGTGTTAGGAATAATAGTATCACCAATGCTAATCTGAGCAGTTACACGATACAATACATCATTGTATCTAAAGTAATCACCTACACTATAAGCATGTGTAGAGGTCTTACCTACCTGTGCCTCACCTTCATCGTAAGCACAAATCATATCTAACGCATCTGCCTTCACAGCATCAACCTTATTACCGAGATTAGTAATAGCTGTACCCTGTGTAGCTACTGTACCCTCTACAGATGTAAGTCTAGCATCAATACCATTATTACCACCAATAACATTGTTAGCTAAATTAGCAACAGCGGCAGCGGCATCAGAAGCTGTAGAACTAGCTGTACTTGCTGTACTAGCAGTTGTAAATAACTCTGTATCGACTACCTGCATAGAAGTGTTGTAGTCCATAGGAGAAGTCTTGTCACTACCAAGTGGTAATGGAATCTCATAATGCTCTGTGAAATTTGTTGAACCCATAATAGTTCTCCTTTCTTATATTAATTGTTAATATATAGCTCTGTCATTTCTTCATTAGTAAGACCTACTGCATCACTAGAATGCATCACATAACTTCCTCTACTGGGATTGTAAAGGTACTTCTCTAAATTAGTTAAATCTAAAGCTATAACCTCATCATTTGTCAAATCTAAAGCAACAAACTCATTGTTTGTTAAACCATCAGTCACCAAATCTGAAAGAAGTGCAACTGCATTATAATGTGGTGTACGTCTACCTGTAATGGTACTATAAATCCAATGCATCTTGCAACGCATTCTGCCATTAATTGCAAGGTCACGGTTATCCAAAACCTTGCTCATCAATGCTTCATTTGTACCACCAAACGCTAATCTCTCAGCATTTGTCATGCCACCATAGCGTAAATCATTGTATACATCTTGATTATTATTATCAAGGTTCTCCCTCACACCACGGATAGGGTTGTATACATCATTTCCAATCTGATTTACAAGTTCTCTAAGCTGTGCAACCTCTGTACTGAGTCGTGCAACAGTAGAATTAACCTGTACTTGAAAATTAATCCACTCAGAAGTGTTATCAATTTTAACTGTTTGGATAGCATTATCAACATAAGCACGTAGCGAGTTGTACAGATAAATAACATTATTTACTGAGTTAGTCAACTCTTCAATCTGTCTCTGTAACTGCTCGTCTTTTTGACCCAACATAGCTATCTTAGCGTTTACATTAGTAAGTTCACTATTGATACCATTCAATGAACTTTCTAAAACAGTTACTCTGTCTTTAACACTTTCTATGTCTACGAGTTCCTGTGATAGCTGTTCGATGATTTCTTCGTACCCGTTGAACGTGTCAATGACTTCGTTCACCTTTAGTACTAATTTACAAATACTCTCATAATATGAAAGACTATCATCGTACACTAATGGAAGAACTTTCTGACAATATGGATATATAACAGAAGTAATTCTTGACATATATGTTACTCCTTTCTGTAGACTATGTTTATGAACTACCAAAGTCCCATAAATAACTTACTCAAATCATTGATAATCATCATATCAATGTTGATAAAAGTCTCACGGTATTTTAGTAAATTCTCACTAGCATTTGTACCTTCATAGCCTACTATTGTTTCTAGGTACTGGTCAGTGTTGTTCAATGTTCTTGCTTTAGCATCTGTACCATTACTTTGTACAGTGTGGTTAATGGTAACTGTATCAGTGAGGTTCTTTGTGTCTGTGGTAGTTGTTTTCTGTGCGTCACTTAAATAAGTTTCAGAGTCCACACCTGTTAAGCCACCTTGGGGAGTATCACTGTGCAAGTTGTATTCTAGTACAGAGTCTGTACCTGTGTGTCCTTGTGTCTCGTTGTGTCTTGTGTCATCTGTGTTCTGTCTTGTCTTGCTTTCATTATCAGTTGTATTACCCTGCTTATTACCACTTTTGGTAATATTGTGAGTATACAAAGGATTAAACTCTAGTAACTCACTTTCATACAACTTATTATAATAAGGCATTATCTCATTGAGTTTAGTTTCCAGTGCAAGTTTCCACCTACCAACTGTCTCATAACCAATCTCACGTGTGTAATAATGCTTTACTATCTTAGTTTCCAACACTGTACGATATTCCTCGTCAAATATTGGGAAATCAAAGTTGAAAAGGTTAGGAAGTGCATTGGCAATAGTCTCATTAATGTTAGAGTAACCAACACTTTCACTAAGACCTGCACTTGTTTCGACAATAAATCGTAACTCAGTTGTATATTTACTCATTATCGTCACCACCTTCCTCACTCTTAAATAGTGTATCACTGTCATCTGTAAATGCTTGGTAATCCTGTCTGTAATCTACCCAAATATTAGTACTAAACATTTTATTAATCTTCTCACACGCCTGTCTACGTGCTTCTAGTCTAGCATATCTATTAGCAATAGTACCACCGTTGTTACGTTCTACTTCATCAGTAATCAAACGTTCCTTTTTAACAGTGTTAATATTCATAATACCTAGATATGTCAATGCTTCGTTCCAAATTTGAGTCTTTAAAGTGTAAATCCTGTCAGCAACATAAGGTGCATCAGTTCTAAGTACTGTAAGTCCCTTAGCATTCAAGGATTTATCACCCCAAATAACAGGCTCGTTACCATCCCACTGCATGTACATATTCTTCATGGTGAGTCTTTCATCCTCATCACAAACAATCAAAACAGGTGTCTTCTGTGCATTCGCATTTACGTCAATGATTCTATCAAGATTGTACAACCTTCGTGCGAACATTTCTACATCAAGTTTACTATTTGTTCTCATGAAGTTGTTGTAAATAATAACACTATCTTTTTCAGTGCAATTCTTCTGATAACCATTTGTCGCATAGGCTCTTCGATTAATTGGAACTCTATACACATTTAAAGGTCCACTAATCGCACACTGTAAACACAAATTACCCATCACTTCATCGTTAAAGTATAAGGCTTTACCATCAGCAAAGAGACACATTTCTAAGAACCTTGGGTCAATACTGTCCGGTAAACCTGTCCACTCAAACATTGAAAGTGCTAACTCTGTAAGACGATTGTAATACTGTATATAAGTACGGTTATTCATTAACGCACTATCTATAAAATCAGTATCTCGTTTATGTCTTCCCATTTTGCACTCCTTTCTTATACATTTACTGCAACAGGTGAGTTGTCTAATGCATAATTACCCACCTCACTAGCGTTCTTCCAAAAAGTAATACCATTATCATAGATAGAACAAATATGACTTGTAGCATCAGCAGGTGCATTACTATCAACATTAATGTCTATCGTTTTTACGTATGTCCAATGTGGTCTTACGTTTCTGTTAGGTACTTTAACTCTATGAGTTGCGTAACCATATACACTAAAGAAGTCATCAATTATAGCGGCATTTCGTGGATTAACATAGTACTGATATCCTGTAAAATCTTTTAACTGCATACCCATCTCTAGTGAACCATCAGCAGAACCACCTGCATGATATCTATTGATACCGTGAGATATAATATCAGTGAGCACACCTGCAACACCTCTAGCACCATTGTTTGCCATCTTGTCATATCCCTTTGCCATCATTTCAGCACCCTTTTTGGATACAACCTTGGTAACAGGTGTAAGCATCTGTGAACCTGCTATTACTTCACCCAAACCACCTTCTGCAATACCACTAACAGTTTGTAGTGCGAGTCTTGTTTTGTTTTGTGCTAACCATGCTTTGAAACTGTCTGTAATATATCCTGTTAGTGGAAAGTCAGTTAATAAGCAATTTTCCTCATAATTAAATGCCCTCTCCTTGTAATTAACAGGTACAGCCTTGAAGCTAACATTTTCCATAAGATTCGCATATACATTGAAACGTACACCTGTAGCATCTGATGTAAAGAATTCAAAAGCATATTCTCTCATGTTACCATCTGATGTACTAATAATAAACTTATTATATGGGTACGTAAGTAACTTCTTATTCTTAGGTGTGTAAGAACCTAAAGTTGATGGTTTCTGTGCATAATATGTGAAACTCTGTTGTGCAGGTACACCACTCAATACATCACCACTTGAGTAGTTTGTAACAAATGCTGATGGAACAGGATAAATACTAATAATACTTTCTGCTATTCCTTGGTCATTTAATTCATATAAGAATTGACCCATATCGTTAGCACTCTTAACAACTGTGTAAAACAATGATGTTAATTGATGATTGATTGATGTAGGCGGAACAGGCATATCACTTTGTATGTTGAGCCACTTGTATTGTCCTAGTACGTAAATACGTTTATATGGAGAACACAAGATACAACAATAATCGTTAAATAAATCTGTACCAACCTTTTGACTAATAAAGTATTCACCGATATTAACAGGTTCGGGTACAATATTTTCACCTGCAACATCAGTAGCACTGTGTTCACGTTCAACGAAACTCTGTAATAAAGTAACATCAAAGAACCATGTTTGTAAGTCATCAATCTCATAACTAATCTCGCACACTGTATTACTTACGTATTCAATGTTAGTAATAAATGCATAAAACCATTTAGTACTGAAACTAGTGTTTTGAAACATCATGTACCCACAATCGTAAATATCATCAGCACTTTTCTGTAATCTCATAACACCTTTTGAGTGTCTCTGATAACTCTGATTGCTGAACAAACATCCTGCTTTAGTCTTTCCAATGAAGTATGTACTCTGAGAAGAAACGTCTGCAAAATAAATTGTATGAGCATAAGTATTATCAAGTGGTACACCTGTGAGTAATCTTACTGTACTATTAGGTTCAATATACATATATGCTCCTTTCTTTAAGAAAAGGGACAACCGTAGTTGCCCCTATGTTGTTTACTCAGATACCTTCTTTTGGAATGTAATCTTTGTTCCTGTTGAAAGACTAGCGAATGTAACCTTAGCTGATGTTTCGTACTCCTGCTCACCAAGCATGAGAGAAATCTTTTCAGACTTAGGTGTCGCTGTTGCAGGTACAATGTAAGCACCATACTTCTGAACAGCAATACCTTCATCTGTAAGGTCTTCTGTCTGATTGAACTTGTATGATGTTGAAACAAGAGCAGGGTCACCCTCAACCTCTTTAAGTGCAAGAAGGATAGCATCATCAGAGTTTGTAACTGTGTCAACTTCAAACTGAACTGATGCAGGAAGTGTATTAACAGTACCTGTACCGAATACTACCGCATTTGCGAATGGAGAAGATGCGATAGTTTTCCATGTATGATAGAAGTAGTTCCAATATAATCCACTTGCTACGTATGTCTCTGTGAACACAGTCTTGTTATCGTAAATCTGGAACCATTCCTCATCAATAAGTACAGCCTTAACACCCTGCATAAGTGTAAGTTCTGCACTTGTAACTGACTCAATACCATCACAGTTTGCACGAATAACTTCCCAACGTGTGTTGTCAAATGATGTGAAGTCATCAATTAAATGAAGTCGACCCATGAAGTCAGCCTTGTCCATGTTGAATGCTGATGCAAGAACGTTTACATCGTACTGTGCATTGTAGTGAGCGTCCATGAAAATGTGCTGTCTGTTCTTAGGAGTTGTTGTAAGAACACCTGCCTCATTGAACTTAGATGACATAAATGGTAAGAGGTTAGAAGTACCACGGAACTCTACAGCGGCATCTGCAATATTTGAACCATTACCAACTGAAATAGGGTACATCTTACCCTGTGCAACAGCCTTGATAATGAGGTACTTGAAAAGAAGATACTCATCGTACTCAGCTGCTGTATAAATAGCGTCAACGATTGTAGAGATAAGGTTCTGTACACCGTCAAGTGACTGGAAAGCTGTGTACAAGTCTTTGTCCTGTATTGTAACAGGGTACATTACTCTCCAATTCATAGCATAGAAAGCACTCTCAACCTTTGGGAATGTTCTCTTGAACTCTCTAGCTGATGCCTTCTCAGCATCGAACTCTACAACTGATGCAATCTGAACGAATACATCTTCAACAGTTTCACCGAACTCAAGGTAGCCCTTTTTAAGTGAAGTATAAGGGTTATTAAAGATAGCACTCTTTACCTTTACAAGTGCAATTCTGTTAAGAAGTGCATTGATAAACTCATTTGCAAAAGCAGGTGTACCGTAAATCTTCTCTCCTACCTTAGGAATATCAGTAGCCTGTGTTACTGTTGGTACATGTGACTGATAATCGTAAGATGCATTCTGTCTAATAACATTGATGATATCAATGGTACTAGCATTTAAGTTTGAAATAGCAACTCTGTTAGCCATATCATAGCTCCTTTCTATTACTCTGTCTTAAACAATTCTTCAAAAGTTTTAGGTGAGTTGTCCTCACCCGTTTCCGACTCTACCTCGTCCGGTTTAAGTAAGTCCTCTTTTTGCTCACCTTTGGAATCTGTTGTACCACTAAAGAATCTTTCTTGGTACTTCTGTCTCCACTCTTTATCATTATCCTCGAACTTCTTTTTCCAATCCTCTCCGTCACCATTTACCTTTGTTTCATAGTCATCAAATGTGTCGGTTAAATCTTCAAGGAATTTCAGTGAAGCGTCATCAGTGTTCTCACCGATGATACCCTTTACTTGTTCCATAATTTGTTCTTTTGTTAATACCATAATTGTCACCTTTCTTATAACCTTCTGAGGTACATCCATAACGGCATTTTTCTATATTGTGGTGGTACGGGTGGTATAGGTGGTTCTCCTTGAAAAACAACTTCATAGTAATATAAACCTCGTGTCTTTCTTAGGTCTGTCCATGTACCTCGTTCACGCTCATAAAAGTACGCCTTTGCAGCTTCTTCAACATCTGTTAATTGACAAAATTCTTGTCCACTGTAACTGTACTCGGGGTGTGAAACTGATGGATAAAATCTTCCACTAACAACACCCATAATTTCATCGTATATAAGTTGTGTTTGCTCTTCGCCTGTTGCGTATATACCATAGAGACTAGTTAATGAAGATTGTGGTGTCCACTGTATCAAACCATATCCTCTATCATTTTCATCTTCGGGTATATGTCCTTCTTGATAAACTTGTTCCTGCCATGGGTTCAATAAACCTTCACAACATATATTTCCGATTATGCCACATAGAGCCTCTAAAGTCATTTTACTAGTTGCATATAATTCATAGTACATTTGCCATGCATTGTTTTGAGCATTTGCACTATTCCAAGACCATGCATATCTATTTTGATTTCTTGTACTTTCGTATACCCAACCCATAAAATGTACCCTTTATTTCTTCAACATCTTGTTTACAATTTGCTGTACAAGGGTGTAATCATAACCTGCATTTGTAAGTGCTTTCTTTCGCTGTGCACCATTTCCCCACTTACCTGCTATAACCTCACGAGCAATTTGCTCATAATCTAGTGTACTAACAGGTGTTGTAAATAGTTTCCATTCCTCACGCCTGCGTCTGACTAATCCTTGTAACACTTTTCCACCACTCTTGTTGTACTGTAGTATCTTATTTGCTATTGTTTTCTTGCTTCTTGTTCCCAATGCTGTTAGTTGATTAATAGAGCCAATGTTGTACGCAAATGATACTAAAGCGTCGAACTCATTTTGATTAAACTCATACTTGCTCATGTACTTATTTACAGCGGCTTCTGCCTTCTGAACGTCGACCTTTAAGTATGCATCAGCTTGTACCTTTGTGATTTTCATATCCTTGGTAACATCAGCACCATAATGACCGTAACCTATAGTGTAATACTTCTCAGTAGGTACAGCTTTGTAGGCTTGTAACCTTAGTCCTTCAAAGGATTTGATTAAATCAAGTCCCCTAGCAGATATACTTCTATTCATATAGAACTCCCCTTTCTATCCTTTTAGATAATCTGTTAGTTGCTGTAGCATTACTGTCATTTCATGTATTGCCTCTGACAACTTGTTTGTCTCTTCTTTGTGTAATTCATTCTGCTTATAACAATACCAAAGTAACGCACAACACATGACAATAGGAAAGCCCACAGTAGAAATTGCTTGTAGTACATTAGTAAAAATATCCATCCGCAAAATCTCCTTTCCTATTAATAAGTATACCACAATATGTTGTATTTTACAATACGATATGGTACAATAATATAGAGGTGACAAATATGGATAATGTTTATTATGATGGTACTAAGCTGTTATCGTTAAAAGATATCAATGGTTTAGAGCCGGAGTTGTACATCTGTACTACAAATAGAACAGGTGGTAAAACTACATATTTTAACAGACTAGCTGTAAACAGGTTCATGAAGAACGGTTCAAAGTTTGCACTGATATACCGTTACAATTATGAGTTAGACGATATAGCAGATAAGTTCTTCAAGGATATAAAAGGTTTGTTCTTTAGTCATTACAACATGTTTTCTGAGCGTAGAGCAAATGGTATCTTTCATGAGTTATTTATTATGGAAGATGATGACCACGAAACTGCAAAGTCATGTGGGTATGCTATTACACTCAATAGTGCAGACCAAATAAAGAAATATTCCCACCTGTTTTCTGATGTAGAGTTCATGATTTTCGATGAGTTTCAATCAGAAACGAACCACTATTGTACTGATGAAATAAAGAAGTTTTTGAGCGTACATACATCAATAGCTAGAGGACAGGGAAAGCAAGTAAGACACGTTCCTGTGTACATGCTTGGTAACCAAGTGTCTATCATTAATCCGTATTACACTGAACTGGGTATCTGTTCAAGGTTGAACAAAGAAGTTAACTATCTTAGAGGGGATGGTTTCGTACTAGAGAATGGTTTCATTGAAACTGCTAGTCAAGCACAAAAGGAAAGTGGTTTGAACAGAGCGTTCAAGAACAATGAGTACATAGCTTACGCAGCTGAGAACGTTTACTTGAATGACAATCTCGCATTCGTTGAACAACCTGAAGATAAGAGAAGTAGATACCTTTGTACCATACGTTATAACGGTAGAGATTACGGTATCAGAGAGTACAGAAACTTAGGTTTCTTGTACTGTGATGATAAACCGGATTATACATATAAAAGCAGGATAAGCGTTACAACAGAAGACCACAATGTCAACTATGTAATGCTAAAAAGAAATGACATGTTCATTACGCAATTACGTTATTTCTTTGAACACGGTGCATTTAGATTCAAAGACCTAAGAAGTAAAGAAGCCTTGATGACTTGCATCAGTTACTAATGGTATCCGCACAAGTTGAATGTCTGATTCTTGAGGGTAACACTGTTGAAATTATACAGCCTCAAAGAATGTTCGGGTTTGTCACCTGCCTATGGCTTTTCGCTTTCATTTCAATTTGTGTTGTGGATATAAAAAGAGAGATAGGGATTTACCCTATCTCTTTTGTATTTCAATCTCCCCAGATATCAACAATTAGTAGTACAATAAATGTTGTTATACTACATATTAATAGCATGTGTTGTTCCATTTAATCACCTCTTTGTGAGTACCATTGTATGCACTCGGTATTGGTGCATCCTTCGCATGGTTTGTATGGACAATTCGCATATACGTCGTTAATTATAGTTGAGTTTTTAATGTCCTCAAATATCATGTTGTTCTTGATACTCTTTACGTGAGCCATAAGTACAAGGATTTCAAAGTTAATCTCATCAACTGTTTTCTTATCAGCTACCAAAGAGTATATTCTTTTAAGCATCAATTCAGCACCGCGTACTTGTTCAATGTTTCTCAATCTTTCTTTGCTCATTGTTTAATCGTCCTTTATTATAATGTATATGACTATCATTACCTGTGATAGTAATAGTAAAAATGATAACATGTTTACGCCTTTCATCCTATAGGATTATCAATTCGTATAACCGTAGTTTCATTTGCAAAGTGAACACACGCACCGTTTAGCATAGAGACAGCGTTGTATTCAAAACGTGTATACCTGTTGAATAAGTCCCTATCTCTTATACGTATATACGGTGTATAGTTGAACACAAAAGTTTCGCCTATTTCAATATTGTGGAAGGGAAATGTGCGTTCAACTATTTCACTACTGCTGTACTGTTCTAATAGATTAATCATCACAAACTACCTCAAAATCTAATACACCATGATAAGAAATACAATGTTCTTCTAATGGTATACCATCGGGATAGGTTATTAGTATTTGATTTACAGAATTATAATCAAATGCCTTACACATTATATTTCTGTATATTGTACCGTCATTATATGTCACGTCTATGTGCATCATAGTAATCCACCTCACAATCTAATTTCCATATTAGTTTAATTAATAGTTTCAAAATCCTAGTCATCTAATGTCCCTTTCGTGTACTTGTCATGTGTCTTTGCTTTGAGAAAGTTAATGTCGCAACTATGTTCATATAGTTTGTCTTTGTATTTCTTGTTTAATCTGTTTTGTTCTTTCATGTACATTAGTACAATCTCATTTATATCGTATTGTTCATCATCGTTCTTGAATAGTGTAAATGTTAATATTAATTGCACTACTTCAACGATACATACTATTAGTAATAATCTATCCATGTTGCACCTCACTATCTGTATCAGCATATACAAAATCTCTTGTATATCTTTCATCAATTATAATGTACTCATTATCTGTAATAGGGTAGTAGACCATTGTATCATCATTATCATGATATATTGTCAACATAAAGTTGTCACGGTCAACAATAAAGTTCTTGACTCTGTAAAATGTTCTTATAGGTTTGTTGTATTTAGTTTTTTCTTTTTCCATTATTTTAATAATCATATTATTTCCTCATCTTGTAACTTGTTTCCATAAGTAACGTTCCACCTTTTATACGTACAGGTCTTAACTTACCAAAAGGTATTTCTAGTCCAATCTTAAAGTCTGTTAGTTTGTGTGGGTGGTCTTTAACCCATTGTACCTCTGATGGTTTCCACTCTTTTTCCTGTTTCTCTGTCATTCCTATGATACTAGCAAGGAATACGTCTTTGCATTTATCTGTCATTCCTGCACACTTGATATCATAATATGGTTCTTCAACAGGTTCAAGGTCTGCATGTGTTACATGTTCAATGTATGTCTTTTGTCTAGCAAATATAGCTATATCCCAACATGACTCTAGTTTCCAACAACAGAAGTTTGTAGGGTGTACTGTGATGCCCACAATCTCTTCGGGTTTAAGGTCACAATGTATGCTGTCTGTATCTGCATAGATAAAACCTCTCTTGTCTACACCATGATAGTTCTTTTGTGCTGCTCTTATTGTAAAGTTGCGTGCATAAGAAGTGATAGTACTTCCAATAGCTATGTACCCTACTTTCTTATCATGTGCTTCAACACCGTGGAAACCTATTGTACCATCTTCACGTACAAATGCTTTCTTGAAAGAACTGTCATCACTTGATGCAAACTTGCCATA